TAGGTGGTTATGCAGGAAGAAGTGGTAAGTTTGACGCAATAAAGGGCGATGAATTGTTAGATGTAAGTAAATTTTATAATGCAATCCCAAAAAACATAAACGAAAGATATGTTTGGGGAAATTGGACTGTCTTAAAAAATGTAATAATAGAAGAGCCTAGAGATGTTATAATATGGTTTAAAAATTCTTTTGGTATGGGGAGAGGTTATAGAGGACAATATGAGATGTGTTATTATTATGGAAGTTTTAAGGGTAGTGACAGCGATGTATGGGAGGTAAAAAAAGACAGCCATAAAGATTATTTACACCCTACCCAAAAACCAGTAGAATTAGCATTAAGAGCAATTAAAAATAGTAAACCAAGCAAAGTTTTAGATATATTTTTAGGTAGTGGCTCAACACTTATAGCCTGTGAGAAAACAAATAGAGTATGCTATGGAATGGAACTTGATGAGCACTACTGCGATGTGATTATTAACAGATGGGAACAATACACAGGGAAGGAAGCAAAGTTATTAAATGGCTCGACCTAAGAAACATAACCTAGACACAGAGCAGGTAGAAAAGTTATCAGGATTCGGTTGCACTAACACCGAGATAGCTAGTTTTTTTGGATGCGATGAATCTCTTATTCGCAAGAGTTATTCCGAATTTCTTACAAAAGGCAGAGATAAAGGAAAAATCAGATTAAGGCAGTTACAATGGAGAGCTGCCGAAAGAGGTAATGTATCTATGATGATATGGCTCGGTAAACAAGTATTAGGGCAGGTAGATAGACAAGAGGTAGAACACATTAGACCAATAGATGAAATAGAGTTTGATGGAATCTAAACTAACTCTATACAAGGAAGATTACTTACCTCATCAATGGGAGTTCATTACATCCAAGAAACCAATCAACGCACTCGTTGGAGGATTTGGATCAGGAAAGACATACGCATTTCTACATAAGACATTCATCAATCATATCACTAAAAGAAACAATCAAGACATATCAAATGGATGGGTTATATACCCAACCAATGAACTTGCAGAGGAACTATTCGTAGAGCCTATGCGTGATATATTCGAGAGAAATGGTATTAACTATACATACAATATTCAGAAGCATAAGTTTAAAACACCCTATGGAGTGATTAAGATCTATCAGTTACAGAAGCCACAGCGAATCATTGGAGCAGAGCTAACATACATTGGATTTGATGAGTTTGATGTAGAGAGTTGGAAGAATTGTGATATAGCTTACAAGAAAGCGATAGGTAGAATGAGAGGATCTGATAATTGTGAGGTATATATCGTAACATCTCCAGAGGGATTCCATTATACACACCACCAGTTCGTAGAGAACTTCAATGACAGCAAGGCTTTAATACATGGAAAGACAACAGACAATGTGTTCTTGCCTGATAGCTATGTAGAACTCATAGAAGCAAACTACGATAAAAGAATGTTACAGGCATATCGTGATGGTCAATTTGTAAACATACAAAACGAGAGCACTTATATGTTCGATAGGAGCAAGAATGTCAAACAATGTGAATACGACAGAAGCAAGCCAGTCAGGATCGGACTCGACTTTAATAATGACCCCATGTGTGCAGTTCTATTCAACACATACAAGACAGAACCCAAAGTTAAAATATTCGATGCAATATCATTATCACATCAAGGTCAGGGAGATTTATTGACAAGTCGTATGTGTGCAACAATTAAAGACAAATATCCAAATCATTCATATATAGTGTATCCAGATGCGAGTGGATTTCAAAGGCACACATCTGCGATGTTGAGTGATATAGATTTGATTAAACAAGCAGGATTTAAGGTTAATGTTCGCAAGAGCAATCCACCTGTAACAAATAGAGTTAATTCGGTTAATAAAATGTTGGAGGGAAACAGCATTACACCAAATATAATCATAGATCCGAGATGCAAGGCGTTAATACAGGACTTAGAGAAGGTAACAAACAAGCAGGGAACAAGGGATATAGATAAGTCAAACAAGCTATTAACACACATGACAGATGCACTCGGCTATGCAATAGAATGGGAGTTTCCAATAATTAAACCAACATTAGGAGCAATAGAGAGATGATTCCGAATTTAAGCAAACTTTTAGTTCAGCAGAGTAAATGGGATGCACAACAGAACGCTAAAAACCAATGGAGAAAGCGTAGGTTATGTGCTAGGGATTTCTACAATGGATATACAGAGAGCTACACCAACAAATACTTTAGTAAGAAGCTATTAGATAAGATCCCTGTAGCTAATGTAAACATCACTAAGAGAATCATTGATCGTATCAGCTTAGTGTATATGAAGCCACCCAAGAGAGAATACTCTAATGAGAACTTCCCTGTATTGTTACATGAGAAAGATTTTAAGATGCAAAGAGCAGAGAGAATGACCAACCTATTAGAGCATATCTTAATGAAACCTACATGGCGTAATGGTGTGCTTGACTACGATATTATTATGGACTTTGAAGCTATGTTCGGTGATGATCCACTAAGACCAATAGCATACACATATCCACTATCTATCAAAGCATCTGTGATGGATGACACACCTGAACTAACAGCTTACTGGGATGCAGAGAACACATTCATATTTGATGCTAATGGTAGAATACAAGATGATGCAGACAATCCAGAGCATATCAATCCCTATGGTGTATTACCATTTATCGAGTGCTTCAAGAATGGTAGACCTGAGTATTCCTATTTAGACACATCTCCTGTGATGGATGCAATAGCAACGAATTTAGAAGTAAATGTATCAGAAACAAACTCCAATGCTAACACAATGTTCCAATCATTCGGTTATATGTATGTGAATGGTAGCCAAGTTGAGAAAGATACTCTTGAAGTCGGTCAGGATAAGATCTCATTCTTAGGCATAGATGGAACAATGAATATTGTTTCCCCACCCAATACAGTTGAAGCTCTCGCCAGTTCAATCGAACATTCCTATAAACTACTCGCACAGAACTACCATCTAAACATTTCATTTGTCGATGGAACAACAGCCGAATCAGGTGTCGCACTTCGCCTCAGAGGGCAGGAGCTCACCGAATCGAGATTGTCAGATGTTATTCGGTGGAGGGGAGTTGAGCATAAGATATTTGAGATTGAATCAATAATACTAGGTGTTGAAGCAGGGATCAATGCAGGTGAACTATTAAAGATTGATTATGAAGAACATCTAAAGTTTTTATCAGCATCCGAACAACGAGATGAATGGGATTGGCTACTAAAACATGGTCTAATAGATAGACTTGATATATTAATGCAGCAAGATCCAGATAGATACCCTGATAGAGAAACAGCACAGGCATATCTCGATGAACGAGTAGCAGAAACTAAAGTAGAAGAAACCACTCCTAATGGCTCGTTACTTGAAGCACTAACTAAACCAGTTGCATAATGGCTAATCAGAACTATATAGACAATGTAGCAGATACAATAGCAACTCAGGTTGAAACCTTACAACAAGAAATGGTCAGGGATCTACGCAAACTATCCAAAGATAGACGATTTACAACGATTGATGAGTTCTTGTTGGCTCTGGATCAGCTTGATATAGAGCAAATCGTTAGGGTAAAGGCACAAAACATAATCAATGGATATAATGCAGCACATACACAAATCCTTGCTGATATGACCTTATTTGCAGAGGTTACAGAAAACACCCTACAAGCATTAACCAACTTCAGTCAGTCATCATTCGCAGATAGCTTGGGAAAGATGAGTGGGGTTATAAAGACAGAGCTTGTCAAGGGAGTATTAGGAGAAGCAACAGAGCAAGGCATATTCCAAGCCATTCAACAACAAGCAGGATTATCTAATGCACAGATGAGGACACTTGTAACGACTGGTCTTAATGATTACTCTGCATCTGTTGGGAAGATAATGATTGATGAATCTCCAGAGAATACAAAGTATAGATATGTAGGTGCGATAGATGATAGAACACGACCAATATGCTTACAATTATGGGGGAGAGGTGCGATGACGAAAAAACAAATAGAAGCACTTGGTGCTAATTATTTAATTGATAGGGGTGGATTTAATTGTAGACATCAATGGATGCCTGTAGAAGCATCAGATGAAAGCAGGGATGTGAGGTCAGATGCTTGACAAGATGTTCTTTAAGAGCCTAGCTAATGTAATTAGAAAAGATTATGTTAATCATACATTTGACAAAGGCAAAGATGTGTTTGTT